CCGTGAACACAGTTTAGCTTGTCGTGGAGCTTAATGGGCATTCCGTACTCTGGCATCCAGATAAACCTTGCCCTGTCCTTGGCGAAGTGTTCCTTTAGCGACACAAGGCTGTGTATTGCCTGGCTCTTAGCCCCGCCCCGCACAGCCCACCTCTCAATCCATGCGTCATGGTTGCCCTGTTGGAACACGGTAAGCTTAGTGTTGTCCTGTATGCGGTCTATGATAGCCTTGGCAGGCTCGATAGTAGTATCTTTGAAGTCATTAGCCTGCGCCTCTTTGAGCTTATTAAAGGGGTGTTGTGTGAACGGGGTACACTCTACGAAGTCATTGCCTATGATAGTGACATCAGGCTGGAATGCCTCATGCGCCCGCATAGCCACCTCGGTAGCCAAGAGATCGTGATTAGGAATGTGCATGTCCGTGAACCCAAACACTCTAAAGGTCGGCTCAAACATCTGGGTTAAGTCCAGCACTCCCTTGTCATAAATAGGGGCAGGGATAGAGTTGCGGATAGAACTAACTGTTCCAACCCCGACACCAAAAGCCCTCGCCACTTCCCTGTGGGTCATGCCAGCCGTGATAGATTTAAGTATCTTGTTTTGTAGTGCTACTGGTATCATGTTAGTATCCTTCCTTAATTGGGGTTATTTTGATTCCATTCTCTTTGCAGTAAAGCCGGTATATCATTGGCTCAAGTGCCCTTGCTATGGGTTCGTCCTTTTCGTTGTCGTATATCCGCCCGACCACGATATGTAACATTTCATGTATCACCGCAGAATACAGGCTAGTGTTGGCCTTGGGAATGACGGCATTATTTATCCAAATAACCCCTTTAAGCCTGTTCTCGTCGTAGACAACCTCAGCCTGTTCGACTGACGGGGATGTATCCTTGAACTCTGGTGGCCGGGTTGCCCCCACCACAAGGAATATCTCCCAGTCCCGTAGCTGGAACTGGTTACAACACCACTTGATGCACTTGCGAAGCTGGGCGTCGGTTGCCCGCTGGTACTTGTACTCTTGGATTGCCATGTCTTATCTCCTTAGTCTACGAGGGGTGGGGTTAGTTGAAAAACAGCCCTAAGAATAGCCACCAACATATCCATACGGCTGAGTGGTCTATTTGTTCACATATCATTCTTGCTGATTCCGTGTCCATTGTCTATCTCCTTAAATCCATAACCATAGTTAATATATTCCTGCTTCTCCCGACATCGGGGGCAGGCCACGTTACCCACCTGTATATCTCTGGGCGGGATTTTATCATCCTTGTTGCACTTGTTGCAGTGGAATAAGAGCCTAGTCTCGCTTTGCATAATATATAGCCATCCCAACCCATACTGTATTAGCCACGGCTATAACAATGCCACCGATAAAGCTCAGCGTCTGCCCTAACGATGGGTAGTAGTAGATATTCCAGTAGCCCCACAATGAGAAGAACGCTACCGTGGCTACACTCACGCCCTTAACCACTTTATCTTTATAGAGCCTAAAACAGTTCAGGGTGATAAGCAATCCACCGCCAAGCTCAAATATGCTATTGACTAAATCGTTCATCGAAAGTCCTTTCCAGCATACCAAGCTGTTCAGCTACACAACTCGCGGCGTGCCCGTCTAAGGCGTGGTCAGAGTTCCATTTTCTGGGCACAAGCACGGTTAGCCCGCCAGCGCCCCTGAAAGCGTCTATATTATGGTTGCCATCGTCTATTAAGATGCTGTTTTTGCCTGCACAGAAATGCTTACAAGGGCCGATAAGGTATTTCCTCCGGTACTTTGGCATGTTCTTTTGTATCCACTGAATTTTACCTTTAGCAGATGCACCATTAGATGTAGGGCTGGTCAAGATGCAGATATTCTCTGGCGGAAAGAATCTCTCCACAACAGACAGTATCTCTCGCCCGTCATCATGCCACTCAAGGTTAGCCCATACATCCGATGTCAGCCCGTCCCAAAACTCTCTCGCAGTCATACCTGATTTCTCTGGTGGCAGGCAATCCCACTCGTTTAGGTTGTAGGGGTAGTCATCGTAAGAGTAAGGCAGGCCGTGATGTTCGTGTGCGCCTTTCATAAAATCAACTAATACGCCGTCTAGATCTAAGAAGCATTTAATCATTTTGTTCCCTTTCTTACTCTGCATCAGAATCCTCAATCAATCTGGTATTATCAAAGCAATAGTTATTTATCGGGTACGGGGTTATGTACTCGTTAAACTCGTTACTAAACGCCCCGCACTCGCCGTGTTCCTCGCACAGTGCCAGCAGGTCCAGGAAGTAGTCCCGCCTTGCTACAGGCACGATGTAGGTGTTGTCATCGTTGTCTTGCATAAAACAGTTCATGTTAATACCTCCTTCTTTTATGCCACTTAGGGCGGAAGTCAGAGCAATCATTAGTTTGGTTCTTAAAAGAGGGCGGCGAAGTTCGCTTTCCTCCACGGCTGAGATAGGTGTCAGTTAAGTTGCTTTTTGCGTCACAGTAACCGCCACCACAAATGTGACCTTCCCAGTAATATTTGCAGTCTCCACAGAATACCTTCATCACACCCACCCCCGTTCCTGCACCAGTTCCAGCACAGCCTTGTTACACTCGTCTACTGTCATATTGGCGTTGTCTGTGATGGCGTCAAATAACTCCATACTGGTAGGCTTAATAAATTTCATCCCAGCTAAAAACTTGCCTGAGATATGCTCGCACTCATCCAAAGCCGTCTCAGACTCATGCTTATCCTCTGGGAAGGGCGTGCGCGTGAGCCGGATTACATGCCCGCCGAGGTCGTGGATGGCCTTGACCTCATTGGGGAAGCGTACGTCTGGGGTGAGGACAATACAATGTTCGCCCAAGTCGTTCTCTATGCCCCATTCCACTATAGCGTTTACAGTGGCCTTGTAGCAATTAACCCAGCAATCAGGCAGTTCGTTTCTGAACCAGTCAGTGCCTATTAACTGAAGCCATTCTGTTCCAGTCCTTCCGTGGACGGTCTCATACTTCATACCCTCAACAAACTTTGCCTTAGCAAATACAACACGGGCAACAATTTCTTTTACTGAGCCAGCAAATCTTATAATGCTTGGCTTTGTGCATGGCCAAAAATCCTGTAGCGATTCGGCTACTGTATCCTTGCCCGCGCCCTTGTGTCCTGATATGCCTAAGATTTTCATTTGGATTCTCCTTTTGCACATAACATTATAAAATACATGACAGGGGTAAGAAGCACAAGCAAAGGAAACAGGGTTATTTTCCCTAAAACCCCCAAATCATCCCATATGTCTCCGCAAATAATTTTAGTTTCTACGTAAGCGTCTAGTGGCATCATGTTCATTCTCCCGTTTCAAGTTCATATTGATTTAGTGTTGGATTTACCTTTACTTTAATACTATCCTCTTGCTTGCCGTAGTTCACCGCCTTGACCAGTCCATTCGGGTCAATGCTTATCAGGTCTGAGCCTGAATCTGTAGCCCATGACGTGCTGCTAGTGTAATGCAGGCTCTTGAGGTTGCCGTTGCGGTAATATTCCTCACGGTGGTTGTCGGTGCGCATACAGCCACCACAGGCCACGCTCAGGGCAAGCATAGCGAACGCTATACACGCCGTTATGATTAGTTTAAATAGTCGGTCGGTCATTTGGGGTCTCCTTTAACATCTCTATCAATGGGGCTGTAAACGCCAGTATCCATACTATTACAATGCTCTGCTTAGTGCTCATACTATCTCCTTAATTGTCTTGCCATCAATATAGTATTTATCATCAAACAGTTCTTGCGTCCACGCCTCTGGGTCGAACCTTGAGTGCTTGAGCCAATAAGTTTTGCCACATTCAGGGCACACCTCTTTAGACCAGCACGGAGGGTTGCCTACCCCTGTCATAACAGAAGCGTCACAGTAAGGACATCCACCCATAATCATAATTCTTTCCTTTCCAGCCCCAGCTTTTCGCACATCGCGGCTAATCGCCGTGGGCTTACAACAAACCTGCCGTCGTCTTTGCCTTTGGGCATGTCAAAGTTGCCACACAAGGTACTCCATTTGTAGCCTATCTGTGAGCATATCTTGCGTAGCTTATCAACGCAGTTAATACCGATGAACTTGAGCAAGGTAAGCTTACCGTAGCCCTTGTTGTCCAAACATGCCCTGTCAGCCCATTGCCGAGCCATATCAAAGTCAACCTCTTCACACTCAAACTCGTAATAGAACCAGCGGGCAGGGTGCTTCAGGACTTCGCTGGCTGGGCGCATGACTGTGCCGTTGTTGTCGCCACGCATGGTGGAGGTTAGGCATGTGCCGTACCAACTATAAGGGCTTATAACTTTTAGCCCGCCCCCCATGCCACAGAATACGCCCTCGCTGTCCGGCAACCACACCTCAACATGAGCCGCATCGGGCGAAAACCAATTATAGACCAGCGTTACGAGGGATATGAGGTTATCTATCCACTTCCAGTCGCCCCATTTTGATTTGTAAAACAATAGTCTGTATTTCATGTCTTGCTCCTTAAAAACAATATTCGTTTACCATCCCATTTCCTGTTTCCTGTGAGGCGCCCCACAGAACCATTTATTGCCGACCGACACATGCCCCGCTTCGCCGCAGATACGGCATGTCCTAGGTGCTACTACCTTACCAACAGGCGGTTCAAACTCCCAGTACTGGTCGTTAATCCAGACCGAGAACCCTTTCCACTCCGGCCTAAATTCTCCTTTAGCCTCAGCCCGCCACTGTATCTGTCGCTTAATAGCAGGCTCTAGCAAAGGAATAACCACTTTGATGTCGTACTTGCACATGCCCTTGGGCGGGTACAGGCTGTTGGTGACAAAACCCTTGAACTCGTTGGCACAGCCCCGCTTTGAGCCTGGGTAGAGAGTGCGGGCTATGTCGAACTGTTTCATGTGCTCGTTCATTTCGTCTCCGGTGTTGGGGTGACGATGGCTATGTTTTTCTCGCACCACGAGCAACCGCTCTGGAAGTCTAGGTCGGCTATTATCCCCTCCAGCCCGGCGATAGTCTTGTCTTTGGCGGCGAGTTGCTCCGTCATGTCCTCAATGACACCTTGATTTAATTCAAGCATTTTGTCGCTGTCGGTGGTGTCAACGTCAGGCGTCTCCCATACAGCGTTCAGTATCTTCCGGTATATTTCTGTAGTAACATGCCACTCGCCCTCGCGGTGCTTGTTGTACTCGGCTATTGCAACACACGTCTTGCGGATGATTGCCACTGGTGCATCGCCCGTGTCGGGCTTGGGGCGGGTGGCGGTGATGTCGCACATAATTCCATAGATATGCGGTTTGACAGATTCGGGCATATCTTCCCAAGCCTCTTGTACGTGTTCCAGGCAGGCCACTTTTTCATCCATCCATTCAAGCCATTGCCCGTAAGCATCCCAAGGGTCGTCAATTTCTCCGTGTTCCCATGGACGATTCGATTCCTGCTTGTCTTTCATGTCATTTCTCCTAGCTTTTCTCTAAGGTAATCTTCGATCTCTTTCAGGTCACAATCCCGCCACGTCCTTGTTCTCTCTGCGGGGCTGTTCTTGAGTATCTTTAGCTCTGCAAGGTACTTGAATCTGGCAGGGAACGTCTCTAAGAACCAAGCCATGCCCCAAGCCGTGTTGGTGTCGAACTTCTGGTGGCACTTCTCGCACATGAGCAAGAGGTTAATCAAGTCCCAGCGTGCTAGGTAGTACCTGCGGATTATGGCTACATGGGCAACTTGTAAATTCATGCCGTGGGTACACTCTGGGCACTGACAGGTCACGTCCCTGAGCCGGATTATCTTGCGGGCAAGGGTGTCCATGCGACCGATGATAGATTTACGCTTCATATTCCTTCCTGTGCATTATAGAAGTTAGTAGCCGTGCATGTGTTAATCCCTGCTTTGCCGTCTGGCTTCGTCCCTACGGCCTCTTGGTAATCCTCAAAGGTTTTGGTCTCTACGCCGTCAATGTAGCCTCTGGCCTTGTCTGAGACGATGTAGTAATAAGAGGCATCCGTGCCTGTGTCAGCTTCCGTGCCTTGCCTGCTCGGAGAACATTCGTGGCAGAGTAGCCCAATTATGCTACCCATAAATAGCAGTATGAAGATTTTCATAAAGTCTTTCATTTGCCCGCCCTCCGCTTGAGCGTGGCTTCCATCTGGCGTAGCTTGAGGGCCAATTTCTTCATCTGTGGCGAGTCAAGTCTAACACTCTGATACTTGCCATCGTAATTTGTAACCTCTAAAATAAATCCGTTGCCATCGCCGGATTGTCGCCCATGTACGAGATAACCTGTTGTCTGATGAGAGGGAGACTTCACCTCAAACTCCGTCACATCCTCTTGCATGGCTGCGAGGTCGTCGAAGATGTTGCCGACATAGCCATCACGGTCATAACTCGGCAATGCCGACGCTTTCATCCCGCTTGCAGAGCAACCGCCAGAAATCTCTAGGATTTCATTCCTCTTGATAATAAGCCACCTTGCACCCGATAAAAAGTACCCATAATCCCCATGCCTCAGCTTCGGCTTCTGTTCCTCGGCGATAAGCTGTTCTAGTTCCTCTATCCTGCCGTTCGTGTGATCTCGGTGTGCGGTTAATTCGTCTAATTTTGCTTGATTCTTGTCCATGTCTATTCTCCAATTAAATGTTATTCTATCTGGTCACTTGGTGGCAACTCGCACTTAAAGCACTCTACGCACCACTGGTTTAAATCAAATAGGAACTTGTAGTATTCATCGTAAGTATAGTCACCAGTTGATTTCACGTCCCATATAAGCTTTGTTCCAATCTTGATATGTTCTCTGGGGCCAAGCTCGTCCTTGAGCATCTCCTTGAGTTTCTTCTTGCTGTATAGACGCTTGGCTTTTCTGAACTGTTCCCGCACAAAGTCCAACGCAGGCCCGTGAAACCAGTTATTCATCTGCGTAACATCCCATTCTACCTTTTTCCTGAACAGTATCTCGTAGTCACCGTCCTTGCTTGAGTGTATCATCTTCGACCACCTATCCTTGTCAAGCCCGATGAGCTGTCCACTGGCTACCTGTACTGGGTATTTCATGTTACTGCTCCTTACATTTCGTCAACTTGTTCGTGTTCAACTGTGAATCCCTCACCGGCCACACCAGCGTCATAAGCCGCTTTCATCAGGCCAACGACATTCCAGCAATCACTGAAATTTCTGCCTAGTGTGTTGTCTTCACACTCGCCATCGTGTGCACTGAATATCTCTGTTTCGCCATCAAAGATTTCAATGGCATCGCGGTAATCATTGTCTTCTGATGCCGCCTCAGTTAAAGTTCGTTCCTTAATCTTCATTTTCTTATCTCCCAAAAGGGTTATTCAATAGCTCTATTTCTCGCTTAGTTAAAAGCCGCCCCACGCCACCGAGGCGTGAGGGGCTAAGTTCTACTTCATCAAGAGTCGAAGTGTCGTTGTGTAACGTATCTACGCCTTTCTTCTCTAGAGGAAGCGATGGAGTCCTGTGTTCTGGGCAGCTACCGTTGATTAGGTTGCCGCCGCATATATCGCACCACTTAGAACGGGATGTCATCGTCGGCGCCTTTCGCTTCCGCCTCTGGCTCTTTGTTGGGTGCGCTCCAATCGTCCCCGCCAGAATCCTGTTTGGGTTCCCATGTGTCTAGTTCAGCGTACAGCTTGCCATCTTTAGACACCTTGAGGTCTGCGTTAATCCAGCCGTCTTTTTGGTGCTTCCGTGCGAATGCAATAAAGTCCACCATCTTAAACGACATACTGCACTTGACAAAATCAGGTGCATTTGCGTGCGGTTTCTTTATTATCATTCCGTCAATAAAAATCTTTTCTTTAGCCATTACCATTCGTCTCCACTTTCTTCTTTCTCATTATGCTCGTCTGAATCGGCGTCTTTCACGTCATCAATACAGAACAAGCCGTTTAATGCGTACTTCCTAGCATAACTAGAGGCACACCCTGTAATCTGCGAAGCGTCCATGCCTTTACGTTGTGGTGGCACTTCGGCACACCCCTCAACAATAGCCTCATTCGCTCCGTCATTAAGGATAGCCTTTGCTACTACGAACACCCTGCCACCGCACTCTGTCACGCTGTCGGTTAAGACAAGCGTACTCTCGCCCAACAGAGGCTTAACGGCGTTCAGTATATCCTCGCAACTCCGATAATTGTAGTTTCCAAATGTGTTACGCCTATTCTTAGGCACGCTCAACTCTTTTTGTATCTTGTTTAGTAATTCCATCTTTTCCTTTCTTCGCTATGATTTATATATCCAATTTAAAAACACATCTGCTACTTCTATGACCTTGCCTGCATCAGACACTCTTGCGCTGTCGGGTAGAAATATCACTGCACTTCTAATACAATCCACCTTAACATCCCTACGCCCCTTAACGTCTTCTGCTGTAGGCTCATGCACAGGTGCTTCCTGAATCTTTGGCGGAGCAAGGGCAGGGCGGGCTTTGTAGTATTCTTTCTGCCTATCCCACTTAATGTCGTACCACTGCTTACCTGTCTCACCTGACAGCACAACGCCCATGAGGTCGTCTAGGAACACGTTTAAGCACCCAGCCACGCCCTGCCCGTCCTTAACGTCAATGACCTGACACCAGCCAAACTGAGCGACCTCTGGCGAGCCTACATCAAGCACCTCAACTTCGCATTGCTTAACCCATGTTGTCTGGTTTTGAATATCTCTAAATCTCATCTCTACACCTTTCACATAGTTCCAGTTCTTTTCTTACTATTAGCATATCTGAGAATAAGTCCTCAAAGCATATCCGACACAGGGCTGTTTTGCCTTCACGAAACACTGAGTCCCATGACTTGTATATGTCTGGGTTTCCGCATTTAGCACATTTAGGCTCGTTCATCGGACAACCCCCACCGTGCTTACGGAAATCTCATAAACGCCCGCACCCATGCCTTTGGCACTCAGCCTACGAACAGCACCGTCAATAACAACCCTATCTTTTTCATTCAACAGCATGTATTTCCAGACCTTAGTGGATACTCGGTATGGATTAGACCTGCCCTTGATAAACAAATCCCTTAACCCATTAACTTCATTCACTATTCTATTGTGTTCGCCAATTTTCATTTATCTATCTCCTCTACAATCCAGACCGTAGCAATGCTGATCGCCTTTAAGGACTGGTTTATCATTTGTGCCTCTCTGTCCATGCCCATAGCCTTGAGGTCTTTCTCCTCGATCTTGAGCAGGTCAAAGGCAATCTTGATTATGCCTAGAGTGGCGTCTAGGTTTCGTTCTTGTTCTGCGGTCATAATAATCTCCATGAATAATTGCCACCAGCCTCGCGGGACTGGCTTGCTATCGCGTTACTTTACTGGTTCTAGGGCGAAGTAGGGGAAGCACCACCAATCACCCTTATCTGCGGTCCAAAGACAAACACTAGTGTCACTTGAATTCCGAAACTCAAACGTGCCACCTTGCATAGCGGCTTTATCTCGGCACGAATCCCATGACCTTGCATTATTGCCGCCTTCGCCACAGTCAAACTTCCGCACAACCTTGACCTTTGAGCCGACCTTTAAATCATAGAAGTCGATAAACTTGGCCTGACGCTCGGCGTATGTGCCGGACAGGGGGCGGAAGCTGTCTGGTTCAACGAACCAAGTCACACCTTCTTTATCCCGTACTACCGGATTGCCACAGCCGCACTCTACAACTAAAACCACATCGCCCGCGACACAGGCAGCATTCATGCTTCTACGCACAACTTCCACCAACTGACCGACCTTGTACTTGGACTCATCTGAGCCAGTCAGGTGTTCTGCAACTTCTTCAATCTCTTGCTCTTGGGCGAAGTAGGCTTTGGCTTTATCTGAGGCTATGGTACAACTCAGTCCATCAAGGTCAAGGCTGGACGTGCCAGTTTTACGAATATCCTTGTAGACGGTTTTGAGATTCCCATCAACTGTACCAAAGCACGAGTGCCCATTCTTTATGGTGTATCTAGTGATGACTAGACTTCCTATGCTGTCCGTAAATACCACACCCTTGCAAGTGTCGCCTTCTCGCTCAAACTCCACCACATCGCCCACGGCGGGGGTGTAGCTAGAGACGTCTGATGTAGGTGTCGGAGGGCATTCCGAGGGACTCAAGGATGTTTCGGCACTTGCCTTGGGCGGCGAGGTAGTCAAGCAGGGGGCTACGTCCCCAAAGCTCATCCGAACAGGTTGTACTACCCGCAAAAAGGGCAGCAAGTGATCTCCGCTGTGTCAAGGTCAAGCTTAGGCTCAATCAGCAATGCCGCCTGAATAAGCTCGTGCTTGGCTGATGTCTCGTTTGCCGCTTCAAGGGGCATACGGAACACAATAGGCTTCCGGTACGTGCCCTTGAGCACGCCCGAACCCTCGTGTAAGTCCTCGGTTACTGCGATTACTGTGCCTTCATAGATTTTTGTTGTCTTCATGTTCATACTCCTTATTAAATGGTTATTGCTTGGAAGTTCGTCCTTGCGAACTCTCCGAATTCTTTTCTGGCTAATTCGTCATACATCACCGCCGCGTCCAATTCGCACTCATAAAGCCCTATTGTCTTGTGGTTCACGCTGCATATCCACTTGCCCTCTTTCATAGACCACGAAACACCCTTGTATTTAGATGTCCCATTTCGGTACGGCCTGCTATTCTGGTGATTCTCCGTAGTTGTGCAAACCCGGAGGTTAGATCGGCGGTTATCCCATCCATGTCCGTTGATATGGTCTATTTCTTTGCCTTCTGGCTCGCCCATAATAAGCCTGTGCATAGATATGATTCCCGGCTTCTTATCTATATAGGTGTTGGCGTTAGCGTATGTCGTTAGGGCGGCATTCTTTTTGCCATACCACTTATGCCTAGACACCATGGCGTGGTCTTCGTCGTCTACTATGGCGAATCCTTTATTGATAAATTTAATCGCCCTCACAGTTCACCGTCTTCCCGAAGTTCTTCGGCTCTTTTTTCGAGCATGTAGATTATCTCGCCGTCCTGCGTGCGCCTATCCGCCTTGCTCACTTTCTCAAGTAGTTCTTTAGTTTCGTCTGATACATAAATGTTTGCCATTTCGTTATTCCTCTATAAGTTAAGGTTAACAAGTCTATGGTAATTATAGCACATAGCTTGGGGTTGTCTATATATTTTTTGCAATAAAGTGAAAATACTTTGAGAATCGCCGGTGCTGGCTCAGAAATGGGGATAATAAGTGAAAATAAAGCCACGACCAGCCCATGCCAGCCGTGACTTCGGAGGAGGAGAATGAAATTCTAGCGTCGTTTAACCTTGTGCTTCTTTACTTTCACCTTGTTCTTTTTCTGCCTGACCTTGTTCTTGGCCTTTTCTTTCGGTGTGTGTCTGGGCATGATTAGTCCTTTGTTAGAGTTTCTATTTTGACTTTCGTAACGGCCATATCGGTTTTCATTGCCTGTACGTCCTGTACGAGCGTGGATATGCCGTTGTTTATGCTCTTGAGTGACGTATCAGACGACTTGGCAAGGTTCTCCATATCCTTATACTGGAGCTTCAGGTCTACAACGTCGGCCTCGACAGCCTCGATCTTCTCGCTTCCCTTGATGATTGCCGTCGAGTTCCCGTTGATTTTCATAGCGTATCCGCCACCTGCGAAGATAACCGCCGCTATCACCAACAATGTCTTGATGTATCCGTGTACTTCCTTTGCCATGTTGCTACTCCTTGAGTTTAGCCTCTAATTGCTGTATTTCGTTTAGATTCTGCATTAAAGCGTTATTGGCGTTGGCAACCATTGTGTTCCCTTGCTCTCTGGCAACAAAATAGCCATGGCCTTTTACTTTTAACTTGTCGATCTGGGTCTTGATTTTCTTGGTTTCTTCTTTGTTCATTTTCTTTCTCCTTAATCTATACTAAAATCTTCTTCGGTTACGGGTTGTTTTTGTAATGCCAGGGTCGCTGCTACATGTTCAGCCTTTATCACGGCAGCACGGATTGTCTCAAATACCCACTTCTGGGCATACTTTTGTTGTGTCATTACCGGGTCTTGGTTCTTGTCCAGCGGCACATCACCGGGAGCATTAAGAAGCCTCTGCCAAAACGTGTCTGAAATTGTTACTGTTTTTTGTACCGACATATCATCTCCTGTTCTGCCCAACAATAAGCGTCGGGGAATATTGGTTTTAGTTTCAAGTACATCTCATACCCTGCCTTGTCTGACATATCCCAAGTGTCAAGGTATACAAAATCATACCCGTCTGGCTCCCAGTTAAATATATCGTCATGGTGCAGTTCGTATCTGTCGTCAAAGTCAAGGTGCTTCCATACAAGGTCGATAACGTCCTGCGAGTTCTCTACTATGTCCACATGCGTTACTTCGTCTGGTAGTATACTGGCTACGTACCCAAGCCCAAGCCCACCTATCAGGACTTTGCCGTGAAAGGTTCTGGCTATCTCAACCGTATCGTCTGCTGGATATGGTGACATCATAACAAACGTCTTGCCCCGATACAGAATAGTAGAGGTTTTGCCTTTTATTGTCTGGTGCTTAATCCGCCAGTCGCCTTGTTTATTTTCTGGTATCATTTAGTTATCTACCAAAACTCCATCGAATGAAGCGTCTGTAAATGCGTTTTCGATTGACGCAACCATTTGTATTTTTATAACGCAAGGCCCCTCAAATACTTTCGGTGGACTGAAAAAACTATCCAGAGAAGTTAGGCCATTGTCTTGAATTGCCGCCGTATGTTTAAATGTGAAAACTGTTGGGTTGTTTTCTATATCCGTAGACTGCATAATAATTACTCCTGCTGAATCTGCGGTATTTGGAGCCGGAGAAGTGTGGGCAATAGCAGCGGCATAATTATACATATAAAACTTTTGCGTACTAGGCACACCAAATATCGCCATCTGTGTTTGGCCTTTAACAGCGGCTATCTGTGCGGTGGTAGTCCCGTCTCCGTTTGCGATAGCAGAAATAATGCCAACATTGCTGAATGGCCCAACGGAACCCGTCGTCAAGACTTTCATCCTGTGTATGATGACATAAGAATTTACTGTATCCACGGAGTTTCCGCCGGTTGCAGTACCGTCCATAATAACATCTTCGTTTGTTTCCTTGCTATCCCATGTCTCAAGCCCATACACTCTTATTGTTCTCGCCCCTGCCCCTTGAGCAACTGTGCCGCCTGTGTCAGAGTCCTCATCAGATGTAGATATTATCTGATGTGTTTGTGCAGAAGTCGGTGCTAGCCAAATTTGCTGGTCTTTATCCCAAACATCTGTAGGGGCTTCTTGTATAAAGGTTGAAGACCCGAATTTGTTTACAGGGTAGTGGCCCTCTACCTTGCCTTTTGCCACTTCCAATAAGAAGTCTGTTGTTCCTATTCTACTCATATTACCACCATCCCTCTGTGGTTTCAAAGGTTAATATTATTACATCGCCAGCATTAAGAGTTACGTCTAATGCCGAGCCTACTATGGTTTCACTATTCCTGCCGATTATTAAGGTGTTGCTTCCGGCGTTGATTATTCTGTGTGTTTGTCCATCTGTCGGGCTTGCCGGTAGCGTCGCGGTGAATCCTGCGGAATCAGTATCACAGAATATGCGGTCGTCTGTTGCGAGTATCTGGTATGTCGTAGTAACCCTTGTGGTGTTCTTGATACGGCCCTGCGTAGCGGTTATGCCAACGAAGTCGTGTGTGCCACTTCCGAAATGGTTATCCCCACCTACTGAGAATATCTGCCAGTTGGTTTCGCCTACGGTTTCTTCTTCCATGTAAAGAGAGGCTACGGTCGTTAGGGTGGCACTGGCGCCCTTAGTAACGGCATGATGGTATGCGTGGCTTGTCAGTGCATAAGTATTGGGGGTTCTGGAGTTACCGTCCAACTTTATCCTTGAATCAAACATCGCGACGTTAGCAACATCAGAGGTGAAAGTTGACCCAAGTGTTCCAAGTTGCAAACAAAGGCCAAACATATTAGCAACATCAACACTGCTGTTTTGTAGGCTGTATGCCCCTGCCATAATACTGAAGTCTAGGTCAGGAGTAGTTATATCATCTTCCTGGGCAACGAATAAAAACACACTCCTGTCCTCGGTAGAATTTTCACCGAGAAATCTAGCCGTAAGAGCCGCATTAGTTCCCGCCGTCACACCCACCCCAACAGTCAGATTCACGGAGTCCACATCAAAAGCCGTCGCACCTACGGTAAGGTCGCCTGTTACTACTGCGTCGCCGCCCATGCTGACTGTGCCAGAGCCGGGGAAGTTTATGGCGGGGTTGGTGGTGGCGTTGCCGAAAGATATGACGTTGCTACCGGGGTCAAGTTGAAACCACTTGACTATGTTAGCGTCGAGGAAAGTAAACTCCCCGCTTGCGTTAATTCTCACCACCTTGTCGTCGTCAGTGCAATCCCAATCAGAATCACCCGTCCAAGAGAAGTCACCGCTGATTATCGGCGAGACAAAGGTGAGGCCGGACAGGGTGGTGCTTGGCACAAACCGCTGCGTGGCGTCGTTCCAGACCGGGACCTGGTTCGTGGCCGTGCCGCGGTCAAGCTGGATGTCGATGAGGGGGTTGGAAGCGGCCATTAGAGTTCCCAATCAGCTTTAGACTGTTTGGTTTCATTTGTGTAAGTTTGGACGTTTACGCCTAGTGCCTCTGCCATCAGAACCGCTAGAACATTAGCCGCGTCCTCAGAATCAGCGGACTCCATGATCTGGCTGACTATCAACGGGCTTAGGCTGTCGTTAATCATCTGTGGTATTGTAAGATTGTCTCCGCTCCAAGTTGCTTGGTCAGCAAGCGACATAGCTAAGGCCGCTCCGGGCGATAACTTATTCTCTAGGAAGCTAAAAACCAAGTCTTTTCCGCTTGTTGCGCCGAACCTATTTGAGTCTATTGACTTTTTAGCTCCAGTGGTACTGCTGGTGAATCCTCTGGTTGCTAGTCTTGAAACCAGAACAATAAGCACTTCCATGCCACCGCCTACGGAGAATCGAGTAGGGCCAATCTTAATCTTTCCAAAGTCAGAATTATTTGAGTCCCACGTTACGCTGTCATCGTCAATCCATTTAGCCATCTGGAGTATCATGGCCGCACCTGAAATGTATCTTAGTAAGTTTTTAGCGGCTTGGTATTTAGCATACCTACTTACGCCTTTGTCGAACATGTGGGCTGTCAAAGTGTCAATATGTGCCCTTAGATTTCCGGGCGACCAAAAGACATTGTTCAAGATTCCAACACTTGCTCCAGAGCCACGGCCAGTCTGAGAATTAGACAGATTGCCGATACTGGTCAATTCTTGCTTCGTTAAAACTTTGCCGCTCTTTCTCCAAATACTCAAATACTGCTTTCCAAGGTGGTATCTCATATACTTAGCAGATTCAGTAAAAGCATTATCTGCTATCTCAAAGGTTATACCTAAAAACGGTATCTTCTCTGGTATCTGAGTTGGTATATCCTCTTCAATTACATTAAGAGCAAGCCCGCTTCTTTTTAATAGTGCATAGTCTGGGTCTGATACTATTTCAGCAAACAACGCCATCTTGACCTTTTCCTTTTTCAGCGTCCCCCACATAACCTTAAACGATCTAAAGAATGTCTTCCACCATATCTTTGCTGATTGGACATCTCCCGTGATACCCTTTAGGAAAGTCCTTCTTCCCTGCCTGCCGATGAAACTATTATCCCATGTAGCCCTGAGGTTCTTCATTATGGCAAATGTATCATTTAGTATATCAGATGGGTCTTTAATGTACTCTTTAACTTTCTGCTTGACTGTTTTCTTATTAGCCTCTTCCTTTAGCCCGTCAACGTACTCTTTGTATACGAACAGGGTTGTTCCATAAGCAGCCTCGGTCTTAGTCGCGCCTTTGCCCTCAGTCCTGCGTTTGGACGATTCCATGACTTCCTTGCGTTGTGCTACGTCCCTGCTGAGTCTGGCAATAATAGCCACTTCCTGTTCGGTAATGATACCAGCAGCTGCCTGTGCCGCTTTAAGGGCATCTCTGGCGGATTCATACCTAGTTTGAAGTTTCTCACCCTCAGCGTCAAGTTCTATTGGTATTCTTGGGTCTTTAGAGAGGTCGAATGCGGCAAGTTTACCTGCTGCTTTCTTAGTTTCAGTGACAAGCCTTTTCTTTTTAGTCGTAAGCCGCTTGGATTCTTTTATATCAATACCAGCGGCCTTGGCCTCGGCCAGTGCTTTGTCGTATTCACCTCTAAGACTAGGGGTTATCCACTCGCCAAAATCCTTAGTCATCTGGTGCGACCACTTGGCAAAGTCTCTGCCCATAGCCTCAAGGTGGAATGTAGCAACTTTTGCTATGTCGATAAAATCTTGAGCATTCGGAACGTAAGCCGCACCTCTCGCTCTACTATGCGGAAGCAATGAGACTTCTTTGTTTCTGCGGTCGATAATACTGTTGTATTCAGTCTGAGTTACTATGGTGTTCTTTGCACCGTACCGCTTTACAACTTTACCTGTAAACTCGCCAATAGATTTCTTTGCAGCATCAACCTTATCTCCAAGCTCTCTTAGTTTTGCTTCCAGTGCCGCCACATCTGCATTGTCACGTATCAATTTCTCTTTACGAGCTACTACTATCTCTTTAATAGCTCTAACTGGGCTGATGTTGTCTTGGTTGGTATCCAGGGACTTAATCCGCTTGCCGAGAATTGTTTTCTCTCTGGCTGCGTCCTCGTTCAGGGCTAAGTCCATAAGCAGGTCGGTATCCAAGGTCATTTTTCCATAGACCTCAAGTGCCGCAAATACATTCTCTGGGTACAAGTCAGGGTCTGGAGATGTTTCTTGGTAGAACGCAACCCTCTTTGCTTGTTCAAGGTCAGCCTCAATTAAGGCTAAAGACTTCTCGGCCTGAACCTTCATGTTCATTTGCTTAAAGGTAGGTATCTCGTCCAACTCGGTTGCGTTTTGTGCAACCAGTTCATTCTCTATCGCTCTCGCCAGAACTCCCACGGACGAACCCCTTGGCTTGACTTCGCCCTCACCTATATCCTTGGTTGGAACTATTCTTGTGTGTGATATTTGCTCTTGAAGTGCGGCAGTGCTTTGGGTGGCCTTTATACCTAATTCTTTGGCTTGAGCCTGAAGTTCCTTGCGAGACAGTTTTGCTACGATCTTTTCGCGTACTGGCGGTGCGGCTTCAAAGAAGTCGGTAGTTCCTAATTCATCAGCCTTGGCTTTCACTGCTTCCGTGGCAACTACGGGCTTTTCTTCAACCTGCTTTGCAACTTTTTCAACCTGTTTGACATGCTGTTTAATCTGTTCATGTAAGGATAAAAGTTCATTGGCATTCCTTGGCACAAAGCCGTACTGTTCTCTAAGTTGGTCTGCGTTACGGCCAAAATTAGGCGACGGTGAAAACCCAGCAGCGCCAGCACCCATAAAGAACCCAGCAGCCATTGAATCTTCCCATCCCTCGGCTATGATAGCCCACTCTTGACGGGCAGCAGCCAGTGCTGTTCCGTAATTATTAGGGTCAACGTCCTGTACGACAGCACTAACATAGTTCTGTCCTAGATTAGCGAATAACTCCTGGAATGACTCTGCTGTGCCAAGCTTCATCGCCCTCACGAGCAATGGCCTCCCGCCACCTTTCATCAGAATGTCCATCGGGATTTTCTCTGTCAACACCTCAATAGAACCCTCAATCGTTGCACCAATAAGAGCAAGGTCGGGGTCAACATTCATCTCTCTAAGTCTTTCGTATGACGAACTTGCTGATGTTGCGCCAAGTATAGCAAGCCCTGTTGCTGGATTGGATGTGGTTAGAGAGGCTACCACTGCAAGCCCGTAAGACGGGGCTGATTCCCCTATCGCTGTTGCTGTTCGGTAGAAAGGTGCATCTGTGAACGAGCCAGCCCTCACTCCCCTTGACTCTGGGGACTCTTTAAAGGATTGTTCATTTAATATATCTATGTACTTATTGCCAGACTTGCGGAGCATGTTCATACCACTCCTAGCCGCTTTGCCTAATGGACTGTCCATCGTTTTAGATCGTGTCCGTTGTAAACCAGATGGTGACACCCTAAGTTTCTCGACTTCCGCTCTTGTAAGAGCCTGTTCGCCTATTGCTTTTAACGCTATTCCAGGCAACTTAGCAACAGAACTAGCACCTCTTTGGAGAGAGCCGCCTATCTGGATTGCTTTTTCGGCAAACGTAAAGTCTCCATACCCCTGTATTAACTCGCTCCGTCTAATTGGAGGTGGCGGGTTCGACAACCCAAAACCAAAGACCTTGTTGATTTCGTTGATCTGGTCGAATTTGAGTTTAGCGTCAAGTTCTTCACCAACCCTGACACGAGCCTCTCTTAACGAGACATTATTCCTGTCTGCGTAATCGAACTCGCGATTAGCCAGAGCCTCTACCTCTTTGGTATTAACAGGCTCGCTTGGTATGTCTGATAGCTTAATTGCCATTAGTCAAGTGGCTCCACCATAGGTTCTCCGTCTCCATCAAAACCGATAACTTCATAATCACGGCCTCCGCGTTTAACTACCTGCCCAACATCAACCAAAGTCCCGCCTCGTACTCTAAACTGTGAGTTCATGGCGTTCATCTCGATTGGCGATGGTGATTTACCGTCTTTTAGTTCACCGTCAAGCCACTCTAGGAATTGATTATTAACCGTCTGCCTTCTTTTTGGCTCGTTAAAGCCTTTGTTAAACAGGGCTTTGTTTGAGTCTAGTATTGTTCTGGCGCTTTCAGCAATCTTTGGCGGGTACGGGTTCTTGATCTTGTCGATTGCCCACTTGTACTCCTTATCGCTCATCTTGTCTTTCTTGCCGGGCGTAAATCTTGGCACAAGCACTTTGTCGTAAGCCTCTTGGGGCGTTAGTTGTTTTGTAGAAGCCCCGTATGCAGCATTAAAAGCCTCAACACTAGCGTCTGGGTCACTTTTGATCGGGGGCTGTTTATATGAACCCTTAACGTAACCAACCCACTTCTCTTTGTCTTTTACGGCAAGTTTGCTCACCTCAATGTCTTTGAACTCTAGCAGACCAGACGAGATTGAATCGGTTAAGTCAGAGTAGGTTTCCTCGGTCGTCTTCTTGGCGGCATTAGTCCTGGCATTATTCGTGCGGCTATGATAACCGCTTGCATTTTCTGTCAGAGTGTTCTTTTCGGTGGGACTAACAAGCCCTTGGTCTACCGCCCTCTCTATAACCCCAAAAGCATCCTTGCGTGTTCCACCTGCGTCTATCACGTCTTGATATTGCTTTGTAATGAGTTGCTTTTCAGATAGATTTTTCAGCCTTTCAGCGGTAGTAGCATCTAATGGCCTTGGCCCAGCCTGCTTAATTCTTAGCATCTGTTTCGCATTGTTGAATGAGTCTAAATCGCCCTTGGCGGCTATCTCTGAGTACCCTGCAAGCCAGTTATCATCAGACCTTGCCATCTGTGCTTTAATTGACTGCGACTGCCAGCCAGGAGTCTTTGAGCCAAGCCACATATTACCAGCGGCAACAGCCCGTTTCCTGCCCGTGTTACCTGCCTGTATTCTGGCCTGTGTTTCCTCGAAGTCTTTCTGGTACTTGTCTGGGTCAAGCTCGCCAATCCTGCGTATCTCAAGCTCTTCCATCTCTTTGTTGGCGAAGTTCTTGAACCGATTAAACTCGACATTGGCCTGCTGGTTGTCATATTGCTGGAATATCTTCAACCCACCAATCAACGCCTGCCCCACAGCAGCCCCAGTGCCACCCGTGCCCCTTACGTCGATGTTAGCCCGTACAGCGGTTGATGGGGTGAAGCCCAGTTTTTGTCTTGCTCGTTGTATTTTAAACTGTCCCATGTTTTATCCTTATGATGGTGCTGGTCCGCTGAATCCAACGCTGCCAGGTATAGCTTTACTTCCAACTACATTAGATAATCCGAACGCTAAGAACGGTGCAGCCGCAAACCCAAATCCAATATTAGCCCTGCGTGCGGCAGACTTAGAAGCCTGTTTTGCCGCCTTGCCCTGAAGTCTGTCAAGTATAGCTTGCTGTTCAAGTTGTCCCGCACGGGTTTCACCTTCAAATCCAATCAGGAGATTTTCAAGTTCAAGTTCGCTTGCCTGTTCGCCTGTAATGTCCAAGGCTACGGGAGTTCCAGTTCCACCGGCACTACCAATGGCGGCAGCGGTTTGGCCTTTAATCCTCTGGGCGTCCTTAGCCTGCTGGATGCTGTCAAAGTTAGACCGTATCCTTGTTGCTTTGGCATTAGCCTCTGCAACATCAGCATTGAAGTTGGCTATGTTCTGTGCAGACTCGCCTTCGGTTCTTATCCCTTTTGCGCCGCTTAGTTGTTCAAATACTCCCGACATCAGTTAATCCTTGAATATAGAAAAGCGTTTTCACCGTTTGGGTAGTAGGATTCCATGCAACATTCCAACTTAAACCCAAAGAACTCTACCATCTTGATAGCGGCGGGGAAGTCTGGGTTGACTGTGCATTGTACCCGTTTAATATTATTGTTTTCTAATAGTAATTCCATTTTGTCTTGTATGGCCTTGAGTGCAATAATTCCATGCAGGCCACGTTTCTTGCAGTCCTTGGTAAGCGTAACCCATGCCCATGCCACGCCCGGCCAGATTATATGAATACCGCCAATGCCTACAATCTGGCTCTCAAAGATGGCCGTAAATGTGTTCTCCGGCAAAGCACTTTGAAAGCCCTTAACAGCTTCTTCAAAAGGATTCGACCTTACATAAGCCAAGTCTTCGTCTGTTGATTCTCTAAATTCCATTATCTCCCCGTCTTTGTTGATCTGGCTATTATTGCCCTTACCGTGAGAGGCGCTGCCCCTGCACACGAAATAAGGATTGGGTCGTCAACACTGTACCCGCTTGTGAAAGCTTCGGTAAAGTCACCCGTAAACAAACCATCAACTGTACTGTTATTCACAAGCTTTGGTCTGGTTAAATCTGCGGTTCTAAGGTCGGTTTCGACTGAGCCAAACTGCACGTCTTTAGAGTTAAGCACGCTTATGGCTATCTCTGGTATATTCTTAATCGAGCCGTGAGTTGTGCCACCTGCGGTATCAACGTCGAGTCGCATTGGTTTGGTGATTGGAGTAAACGGCAGCCCAACATGAACCACTGAAGCGGCTACGGCTAAGGTTATCGACCCCCCAGCAGGTGTCGCCGGGCCAACATTAGCACCATCAGACCAAACATCACAAACTTCACCGTCAAGATGGTCAAGACCTGTAATTGTAGTAGTTGGAGTGGAGTCATATATAACCCCCGAATCAACATGGTGAACATCTTCATCCGTGGTTATTGTTCGTTGCGTCATGCGTTCTATTGCTGTGATAGTGCCAGCATCTAAAGCCCTCTCAATCGAGAACCATATCTCGTCCTCGTTAGAGCCTGGAATAATCGCACCGGAGTTCACTGTGCCGTCAGTCGGGTGTTTAGCATAGGCCAATACATTCTGGTCTCGCTGGTAGCTAAAGGAGTGGGCTGTGCCGTCATCCATACCAAACCAGATTATAGATTCTGGCCGTCTTTGGTAGGCAAGCCACGTTACCTTGGCGGTGTTGGTGAAATGCTCTGCTAGTACAGTGATTTCGTTGGTTACATATTTGCTCTGGTTCGGCCCCCATGCGTACTCCATGAGCTTCTTGCCGTTCCTGCTTACGAATATAATAGCATTGTCTATCTTTAGACCCTGAATATTAGCCGACCCCTGCCCAGCCTGTTCGTCGATTGTGAAGTTTGTCGGGGTTAATACTGTGCCAACCTTGTTGCTCTGTAATGTCCACGGAGTGCCTGATGTTCCATATACGATGGTTTTGTCTACGGTGTCAACCCATGCAATCTGGTTGCCCGTGGGCAGTTCAATAGTAAATGCTTGGTCATCAAGTGTTCCGGTGCTGAAGTTCTCAAAGTCACCAACCTTGCTCTGCCAGCCAAACCTGCGCCCGCCATATACACATCTGCTGGCAAAGAACGTGGTGGACACAGGGAAGCCCTGTACGCCGTTCCACGCCCCCTCTGACCATCTTAGGGTTGTGTCAGCGGAAGTTCCCCCCATAAGCGATACAACGGTACAGGCGACCTCTGTGGCGCTTGTGAGCGACGTTACACGGACAATACCCTTAGTGGTACTTGTGTTAGCCGTGAGGTCGGCACTGAACCCTGCCGACATACCATCTTCGGTTACTATTTTATATACAGTATTCTCTTCGATTTCAGTAGCCGAGAACTGTACGTTTCTGTCGTTGGTGCTTATAAATGTCCTGAATACCTCAAATTCGTTATCGCCCTCTTTCCTTTGGATTGTTACTGTGCCAGTCCATGTACCGTGCGTGTTGAATGACCAGTTGCCCTTTATGGCTAGTTCTCCTGAATCAGACGCTCCGGTCGTAGACACTTTAGAGTCAGTCAAGCTACGTGGGTGGACTAACTGGAATAATGACCCAACATGCCCTGCTAAGAAGTAATCAGCCGAGCTTATCAGCGTTCCCGTTGCGCCCGCCGTGAGTGTTCCGGTATATTTCATGGTAACATCGTCATCATTCAAGATGTCGTTACGGACAAGGAACGGGCCTGTGGTGAATACTATCTCGTCCAATGAGAATGTCGTAGTGGTGGTTCTTGATAGCTTTCTTTGTGCATAACTTGGGTGTGTAATCCATATCACGTCGCCTACCTGCTCAAACTGAAGCTGTGGCAAATCCGCCTCAAGGTATGGAGTTTCTATCGGCGAGCCGTCACCGTTAAGCAAAGCACCGTCAAAGAAGAATGAGGCAAACTCATTGCCCATCTCTATCATATAGGCTATTGTTGCGCTGAATTTAAAAGGAACCATTCTGGTCATGTTATTACCGCCTGACAGTGTATTTTAATATTTGTTTCACTAGACCATTGATGTCGCGGATAATCAGAACCTTCGTCTATTTCCCAGACGTCGTCAAAGTCCCAGTTAGTAAATGTTGCCTGCGCATACATCTGGGCGGTAGTCTTCCCCGTGGCTCCTGCGTAGTCTGTGTCCTGTGTTGTGACTTCTGTGTCCCAGAAACAATCCGACGTAGTTCCACCGTCACCAAGGAATCCACCACAATCTTGTGGCTGGTCAACTACATCATTAAGTCCAGTGACGTAGCAATTTGTGTGCGTTCCGTTAAGAGAAGCCCCGAACCCGCCTGCCGCTATATTAAGACTAGTCGCGCCGGTTATTCCACCCGTAGCGTAACAATCTGTATATATGCCGTCATTCGTTCCCGCAAACCCGCCTAGATTGCCAAATGGCCTACCATTTCTGTCTAGCGTAACCTCGGCCGCGCATCTTATGTGCGTAGCCGATGTATTCCCAGTAAAGCCGCCAGTTTGCAAAAAAGTGCCAGCCCCCGTAATGCTTCCGCTAACGTAGCAGTTTGTAAACACTGGCTCAGGGTGCGCCGCTGTTGTTCCGCCTTGCCCATACATCACTCCAGAAAACCCTGCCACTGTTAGGTTTGCGTCATCTACCCTTAAATTACTTACCGTGGCTACGGATGCGGATTTCGTCCTGACCGCCCTGAATAGCCCGTATCCGTCAACTGCTCTATCTATGAACATATTCGAGATAGTAAAGTAGTTGCCGTTAAAAGTGCCTTCAAACTCGCTACCGCCGTTAAAAACTCCACCTATCCCCGGCCAGCCTGTTCCTGTGTTATATGGGGCTACGTCTAAGTCTAAATTATTAAGAAGTTCATAGTCACCATCAAGGGGATATGCACCGTCATTCCCGATAAGAGCGAGTTCGGTTACCGTCGTTATTCCAATCTTTGCCGGGTCTGGCGTAAGTTCATAGTAACAAGCTGCCCCATTACCGGCCACGATTAGTTCAGTCCCCGGCCTGCGTGTTGTCACGCCATAAACCGTAGGTATCATATTCTCAAGTCGCCTGCATCCGCTCACATACTTCTCAATGCGCACGCCTACGTCGAGCTTTGGAGTAAACTCGCCACCATTAAAATTTGTTCGGCCTATATTAGACACTTTGGCAATTCTCCTTAATGTCTGATAGTTCCGTCCATTGGTGTACTGGATAGCCACCACCGGCAGGCATTTTCCAAATTGTGCCGAAATCCCAATTCGTAAAAGTTGATTGGGTTTGCATAGCAGTTGTAGTCTCTGCGTCAACACCGACTATATCTAATGGTGCAGTCGCCCCCTTGTCGTCAAGGGTTGGATTTAAGGTCTGGTCCCAGTGATTGTCTGTATATTCTACGACAATGCCAACCCTGTCTCTACCTAGAAATCCACCAACGAATCCAGTGCCGCCTACCGTTAACTCGTTTGTCATAGCACTGTAACATCTTCTGTATATCGGTGCTGTGCCAATAGTTGCAACATCTGCGCCAAACGGGCCTTGAAGGTTTATATTGCCTGTGTCTGTTGAATTGCTTAATGTCCCTTGCGCATAGCAATCTTCAAATTTACCCGCCCCCATATCTCCCACTAATCCACAAAGTCCAAAGTAGGCTTCATTTCCGATAGTAACAATGTTCACCTCGGACGCACACTCTTGTGTCAACGCCTTGCCAGTAGCACCTACTACTCCGCCAGTTCTAGGAAAAATACTTCCGCCAGTCTTAGTGAAAGTTCCCGTCACTTTGCATTTTCTGATAATAGTAGTGTATGAAGTGAGGTCGTCCGTCGCCTGCCCAGCAATTCCACCGCATATTCCATTGTCTGCTATTGTAAAATTAACATTCGACAGTACTAGATTTTCCACAATAGTATTACCTTTTATTTGCGAGAACAAACCATAGTCTGCTGTGCCGTGAGGCTGTTCGCATACAAGTCCATTTATGGTGAAAAAATTACCGTCAAATGTTCCAGTGAACGGAGTTGATGTTGGCTGGTTTATGCCATCATCGCCTATTGGAATCCATACACCAAACCCAGAGGCGTCAAGTTTGTTCAATAATTCATAGTCTCCATCCAAAGGAAATCCGCCGTCATTACCTATCTTGGCAAGGTCTTCCATTGTACTAATACCAATCTTGGACGGGTCGGCAGTAAATTCATAGTAACAAGCCGCGCCATTGCCAGCGACGATCAACTCTGTGCCCGGTCTACGAGTGGAATTACCGTACAGGTCTGGTATCATGTTCTCTAAGCGACGACAGCCACCGGCATACTTCTCAAGCTGCTTGGCAGCGTCAAGCTGTGGTGTAATCTCACCAGAATTAAATTGTGTTACGCCCAGATTGCTCATTGTCTTAATGTCTCGTCAATAACTGTAATCGGAGATGGGTTTACTTCTTCATTGTAGACGTTGGTTACTGATGTGGTCGTGTTGAACACCGTGCCAATATCAACCTCTTTGCTGCCGTCCCAGATAATCTCCATTTGGGATAGCTTTGTATCACCAACGGCAGCATTTGCACCAACTCTTAACTTTATAACCACTCTGTACGGGGTTGGGTCTGTGCCCGTGATGGCCGCAGGAAAATCAACCGTGTAATACCCGTCACCTTGGTCGGTCATCGGGATGTCGTAATTTAATACGTTTCCGTCTTGCCACACTTCAAATGTGTTACCGCCATCGGCTTCATCAAAAACCTCATCGTCCGACTTCTTGAAGACGTACGCATCGAGAAGATTTCCAGAATAATAATCTGTCCACAGTTCATTAGCCAAGTAATGATTTCTTTCCAGTAGATTTCGGAGTCAGATTGCCGGTCAAGAAAGTTGACTGGAAGCCAGACTTCTTCTTTTCCTCACGTAATGCGAACTCTTCTGCTTCGTCCTGAACAACCGGAACTGGAGGTGGTTCTGGGACTGCTGGTGCTTTAATTGCTTCTGGCGTATCGCCTAGTAATCCGCTCATATTTAACTTCCTAACCTTGAGTCTATTCTGCCACCATTGGTAAGTCTTGATTCGTTATATGACAAACGCCTGTCATCGCCCCTACCCTCTTGTCTGGCAATGGTACGGACTTGTTTCTTTAAAATCTGCATCTCTTTCAAGAGTAATTCTTTCAACTTCAATCCACCACTACCAACGCCTGTTAATGGGCCGGTTAGATTTATAGCAAGTTGAAGTATAAATAGTTCTGTGAATAACGAATCCCATTCGGTTGTGTCTATTTGCTGGTCAATGTAAAGAATGTCTACAGCTTCTTCGTCGGTTAGGATTGTGTTGCCTTCGAGTCGCCATGTCCTCTTACCACGAACGCTCTTGATAACATCGTCCAAGTATAAAAACTCTAGCAACCGTAGCATAGTCTCTGGTACGTCGTATTTATTGCCGAAGTCGGTTTTGACTGTTGCGGAAACGTCCACCCATTTAACAGCAGCAAGGTCAGTAGCGAAGTCGTCTGATGTATGAGCCTCTGCACACTTGTACGGTACTGAATCTTCCCATACGTACTGGTCGGTTGTATACACAGTAGCCGTAAGCCATGCGCTGACCAGTCTTAGTCTCGTACTAGGAAATGCCCACCAATAGCTTCTCGTTAAAGAATCTCTGGTCTGGGCAAACAGTAGGGTTGATACAACGCCCTCTTCGCCTGCTGCTGTCGCTAGCGTGAACCTGTTTGCGCCAATCTTGGCTAGGCTTTGGTTTGCAATGTCTACTTCAGCTTGTATTAAAGCCACAATCTATTCCTTAATTAGTGCACTGTGTAATATGCCTGTTTCTCTTTGCACATTATCTTAAATTCTGTGTATTTAAAATCTTCGTTCGTATCAATGTCAACTGTAACGGGGGTCTTATATGCAAGCGTTTTAGTTCCCCATATCTTCTTAGTCTTTATAATATTTGATGTTCGCCATACATAGACATATCCATTTTGGTTGTACGTCTTTACCACATACTGTCTGTTCCTGTTGCCAATCTTGTAAACCTCGTCCTTGTAGTCTTTTAAGAACCCGCCCTCTATTGTTTTGCATCTCCATCCATTACAAGGGGTTTCGTCCACTGAACTCAACGAGTCTATATCTGGTCTTGACTGTAAGGTTCTTATCGCATCCTCAACCACGCCAATGTCCCTAATCGGAGTTGCTGGCTGTAACTGCACTATAAATTCTGGAAGGTCATCTAGGTTCTCAGTTAAATGCACTACCGCTTCACATATTGTATTATTGTCCCCTGAAATCTCTATGGGTCTCAAAAGGGCTTCAGCACCATACTCTCTTGCCACTTCTGCGTATTCAGGCGAATCAGTTGAAACTATTATTCTCGTAATGCTTGGCGTGTTCTTGGCCGTAAGGATACTGTGTGCAAGCAGAGGTATTCCACCAAGCAACTTAATGTTCTTGTTGGGTACTCTTTTTGACCCAGACCTAGCTGGGATAAATGCTAAGACGCCATCCATTCTTCTGTTACCTTTCCGAAACAATCTGCCAAGTTCCCAGAGACCGCCCTAACTCTGTCTCCATACTCCTTCGCCATTTTCTTCCACATATTCTTTGCCGTATCAACATATCTGTGCTTATCGTTAATGGTCGCACAGTTCTTAAACAAATCGTGTTCTTCTGCCGGGTCATAAAAATGTCCAGCGCAATCAAACGGAACGCCAGTAATTATAATCTTGTCGTAGCCAAGGTGTGCGCCGACGTGAACAGCGTACATCCCGCTTGATTCAATATCGCCATCATAAAATCTGCCTACACGGTCAACGCCTTCAAACGGTTTTGGTCCGATAGTAACCGGCCTATTCTTTTTATTCCTGTAGGTACGAACGTCAACTATTCGTGGCAACAGGTCGTGATGCCATGATACAGCATAGTCTAGTTTGTCCGGCCACAGTATAATCATATAGTTAATAGCCAGCGTATCATGCTCACCAATAATAGGACGAACCTTTTCTACTTCGTCCCAGACATCCCTACCAGAAGATAATATTAACAATGTTTTCATAAGATATAGGACGGGGTTTTACGCCCGCCCTACCTTAATAAATTACAATTAACCTGGCAAGTCCAACCAAATCGGAATTGCTTCAGCTGCGGTTGATTCCGCTGTCATAGCTGTGCCCCATTTCTGGGTTACAGTAACAGCAAGGCCAACCCTACCAGCAACACCCAAAGTAGCAGGTGCGCCAACTTGACCACCAACTGTGGTGGTTTCTGTTGCATCGCAGATAATGGGAGTCGGTCCCTCTGTCTGTGACCAGTAGTAAAAACCAACGTCAACAGCCACTAGCGGAACACCACATGCAGTACCAGACGTGGTAGTTGCAAAGACCAACGTGTTCGACCAGAGACTTGGTGTGATGCCAATATTGGTATCAGTCGTCCAAGTTGTCCTAATGGGCGAGTCGATAACCAGAGCTACATTGGTATCGGTTGAGCCAAACTCACTACCGATGATATTATACATATCACCAATGCCAGGCCCGCTCATTACCATAACTTGACCACCAGCCAAAAAGTCTTTTGCAATAATCAACGCAAGACCCGTAGCAACCTCTACTATAATAGTAGTGTCACCAATGACAGGGAAGTTCCCCGTCTGGTCTTCGTTGTTATAGTCTGCGTCAGCTACAGCGTTCTGACACATCAGACTTTTTACAAGAGCAACCGCTCCGGCACGGGCATATCTAAACACCCTGCCATCGTTATACTCAAGTTTCGTACCAAGTAAATAATTGGGGGTTACGCTTTGTTCATAAACAGTCTGGTAAGGCTGTTCAACGTCGCCTTGGATAATACCTCTAGGAAGTACTAATTCGGCTACTTCTGTTCTACCTGTAACACTCATAAGATACTCCTTTCTAAGATGCGAGGTCCATAAGGGCTTCGTGAACTTTAGCTCCTTCAAGACGGATAGCACCCATGTCCTGTTCGGCGTAAACCTGAACAGAATAGTTCTTATCGTCTCGTTCGGAGATTTTTGCGGTGATATTCTCAGCCGTTCCGAGAATCAAACCATCCTGCGCCCATGCGATTGTGCGTCTAGTAGTTTCACTAGCCGCATCGAGTGGAAGCCGGTTTGTCCAGAAGAATTTGAAACCACTGAATGTCTCGACTTTTCCGGCAGCGAGAGCTTTGACTGTGTTAAAGTCAGCACTTCCGATTTCTTCAATGTCAAGCATTACTTGGATTTCACGGGGACTGACAGCCCAAATCTTAGGTATGTCAGCGTCCACGTCTTCCTCGTTGAACAGATTCATCATAGCAAGAATCTTGGCAAGGGTAATATCTGTCTCGGTTCCAGCCGAAGCTAGAGTTCCAATCTCAGTGATAGTCCCGTTACCATTCATGCTACGAGAATCATCCTTAAACGCAATAGTGGTTCCACCGGACTGGCCGGTAGCAACGTCACCTAATGCAGCGGCGATTATAATGTCATCTTGGATTCTGCCAAGCTCCATCGCCTGCGCGTTTGCGTAAGGACTCTTAGGGTCAATTAACATTCTTAGTTGATCTGCGGTATCCAAGAGTGTCGCTGTATTGTAGGGCACAGGTGTGAGCCTGCGTCTACTATGCGGAATCTCGTTCAACGGCGTATCGCCATGACGAGTCGTAATCTCTTGGGCAGTAGCAACTCCGAGCCTCTCGAAATAGGCATTGCGAGCATTACTTACAGTCTCGTTGCGAACCAGACCCCGGAATTTGGAGCCTTTCTGCTGCGAGAGGATGTAAAGTAAGGCGGAATACTGTTCCGTAAAGGCAGTTGTGACTGTGCTTATGGCACTAGACATACTACGTTCCTTAATTAAAGTTATAGGTTTTTCGACGAGGCTATCTCTTATGAGACCTATATCTTCGCTTAAAGTCCGATTGACTACTGACCTTACGGCTACCAGTTACCTATCGAGGTTACTCTGGGTACGCTTGTTCCATGAGCTTACTTATTTCCTGCGTAATTTGTTTATATCGAGCCGGACTTGTGTTAGCAAGCTCTCCGTTGATATAACCAGGCGTATTACGCAACGTCTCTGCTGCTGCCAGTGCATCGTTTGGTGTCGGGGTGTTCACATCAGCAGATATAATCTTGTGTTCAACAAACTTCTTTGCGATATTAGCAAGGAAATCTGCCGCTGCCGGACTGTTGCCAATAGCCTCCAGCATTTGTTCTCTGTTCTCTTCTGAGGCATTCTCGTTTATCATGCGTTCAGCAAGAGCCGTTCTCTCTGCCATAGCGCCGCCCCACTTCTTGTTCAGAACTTCTATGCAATCGGCCTTCTGTTGTTCCTTGTGGTCGATGATAGACTGCTTTAGAGCCATAACTCTCTGGTCGTCAAGTGCGGCAAGTTTCTGTACCGTTGACGGTCTCAAACCCTCGGAGTGAGCAAAGTTTTTAAACACCGTTTCCGTCTCGGCGTTAATCTCGCCCATGCCCTCGGCATGAGTAATCTGGTACTCGTCTGGGGTGTCAGGTCTGCCCGCGGCTTTGTGGAAGTCTGACCATTCCTGTTCCGTTGATTGCTCGGTTGGCAATACAACCATGTTTGGGTTTTTGCCAATCATCTTCTGTGCATTGACCAACTGCGAGGCCATACTAGCCACACTTTTAGTTGTCTGCAATGTCTGGTTGCTGTGCAGGTCTTCAGATACGCCTGCCTTTCCCATCCAGTCTTCTGTGAATTCGCCATTCTCTCCAATGTAACTCTGGTTTGAGACTGGCACTTCCGGTGTTTCTACCGATGCTTCAGCTACCTCTGTCATTTGTTTTCCGCTTTCTTTTGTCTGTCTTCTTTATCTATTCTTTTTAACTGCTTCCGTAGAAACAGTATTACGCTTCTCTTGCCAAGGTCAAACAAAACATCGTCTGTTGACTTGCCACTCTTAAAGCACTCGTCATTCTCACAACACTTCTTGGCGATTCTTTCAAGGGTTCTCTGCCCGTGCGGGGTAGAGAATGTCTCGTTAAAATCCTGAATGACGCCCAGTTCTACTTGTGCTCTCTCGCTATTTTCCATTATGTCCCCATCAATGCAGCAGCAGGTGAACCCTCTTCAGGCGCACCAGTTGTTTGCCCATAAGCCTGACCTGCTATCGCCGTAGCTTCTAGCTGTTTCTGTTCAGCAATAGCCTTGGCACGTTTCTCCCTCTTTACCTTAACTTCTTCAAGGCTGGCAATGTCTTCCTCATTAACACCGAATGTTCTACCCATCCTGCGAATAGTCTCTCCGAAGTTTACGTGGTCTTTAGCGCCAGGTTCAATCTGTTCAATCTCTGCTATGACACCAATCCACTGCTGGGCTGCTTCAACTTCACTACTTTGCAGAGCCAAAGATAATGCACCGATGTATTCAACCTTGAAGTCTTGGCCTTGTAGTTCCGGCGGCGGCTCAGGGAGCTTGCGGTTTACTAGCAAAAGCCCAACAACACGTTCAATCGTAGGCGTGAATAGTTCTGACTGGATTCTGCCAATAGGAGAGCCTATCTTCTTGAACGATTCTAAGACTCTCTGGCGTATCTCTAACATGTTCCTGCGGTCGCCTGTGAGTCCAGTGATCGGAGAGAATGCACTTGAGAAGTATGCATCTCTTGTTACCTGCCGTTCCATCTCAAGGAACTTGTCGGTGATTATCGGGTTGCCTCTTGCGTCACGCTCAATAGCCTTGATAGACCCCATCTCTGCAACATAATTAAGAGCATCATCACTCATGTCAACTTCACCCTCAAACGACTCAAGAACCTCTAGTGGAGGTCTCGCGTATTTACCGCTGGTCTCGTTAAGGTCAGCTTTGATATTCTGTAGCATACGAGTATGCGGAAGTAGTTCTGTGCCAATACCGCGACCATACTTTTCCGTAGAAGACTTGAGCCAACGTGGGACTTGGAAAGCAATATCCTCAAACCCGCCCTCATCAATAACCTCTTGGTCTTTAACCGCTACGAACAAAGACTCAAATGGCATGTTCAAGTTGTCAGTGAGGTTTAGGTTTCGTTTCTTCCTTGGGCGTACAATATGAATGAACTCAAACTCTTTCTCGGAAGAATCTGGCTTATCCAATGCTTCGGTAACAGATTTACCGGGGTTCTCGAACTCCTGTGATGCTTGTCTTGCAGTCAATGGGAACTTTAAGATTACAGTGTCAACCCTGCCTGCGGCGTTCTCTAGTATTTGGTAAGTGCCAATGGCATAGTCTTTGAAGTTAAGGCTCTGCGTCTGCTGGCTGAACTCCGAAAAGAGGTTGCCAGTGCCAAACACCACTAACGATCTAAGTGTCTCCACAAGCTGAAGCATGAAGTTAGATGCAAACAACAAGTCATGGATTGTCTCGGTGGCTTTGTTGAGATAACTCTTTACCGCGTCAACCTCTTGTATGTCTCTATTAGAAGCTTTCAATGCAAAGAACCTCTGGCCGGGCGGGACTAGGTTTTGGGAAAGACCTGATGCCATATTCTGGCTCTCGGTGATAGCCGTGGTATCATACACGCGGTTCATCTTCTCCTCGCCGGGAGTAGTCTTATCTACAATCCGGTTCTCGCGAGGATAGTTAAGGTCTGACGTGTCCTGCCATAGAGTGCGGAAGTTTGACTGCTTGCCTCGCTCACGCTCTTCTAGGGATATGATTTCCTGTGCCCGCTTATCTACTACGAGTTCATCAGCCATTATATGCTTCCTGTTTTAATACCATCTTGCCATCTCTGTATACGTATGTTCTCGCGTTACACCCTGACATACATCTGGGCTTGGCAGTCATACCGCCATTGCCGTCTCTTATGCTCACGCCGTCTATGTCGCACTTGCCCCATTTGTGGGAGCGGACAATGGCGTCTTTGATTTCTCTTGTGTTATCTTTGGGCATTCTTTGCTTTCTTGGGTCTGCTGCGGTTAGCGCCTACCCTGCTTATCTTACCACCGCTTGCGGCGAGCTTAAAGTAATTCAGGGCGTTGCGGTAATGCTCGTTCTTGCCCTTGTATCTATATACCGAAGTGCCGGTTTTCTTGTTTAGCTCTAAGACTTTATAAGCCCCGCACATCTGTTTTGCAAACTCGGCAATCGCATCATCATATCTTGGTATTGTCAACATGCCTGGAGTCACTGTCATCCTATGAGTAGCATCGAATATCTCAGTTCTATTTACCGCAACTATACCAGTATTGTCGTTATAAACAATTCCATGTGGAGTGTTCTCTTTGTACTCGCACAAGAATGTTTTAAACTTAGCCTCTTTCTGGAATCGCCTTGCGCTGTCCTCGTAGGGTCGAATGTCAACCACGGCAGACTTAACACCAAAGTTGTTGGCCAAGTCCATTATGTCTTTCCACTCTGACAACTGGGCAACCTTGATAATCTGGTACTGGTCGTCGCCTGTTCTTAGCCCTATCACTACATGCTTAATCTTGCCAACATCCACACCCATAGCACACGGGCCTGCGTGTCGATGGAGTGGCTGGTTCTTATCACAGCATCCTATAACCTGTGCTTTGGTCAGCCTGTCCTCTGCCGCGATATAAGGCAAACCCAACCGTAGTCGGTAAACATCAGCCAGATTACCTTCGGGTGGATTACGGAACGCGTCAAGTATCTCCAGCGGGTCGTTAAAGACTGAGGTTAGCTGAGAGTGCTGATAGCCGTGCATGAAGTCAGAGTTACTTGGAACATCAGGCCGCCACTCGCTTTCTCTAAAACTAATACCAGCGCCTTCTTTGTAGTAGACACTAAGAGGTCTGCCACAGTTGTGACAGGCTATATACCCCTTGCCATCTTTGTCTTTACCCACACACCGCTCTGGGTCTTCCATGAAGAACTTCTCGGCACAAGTGTATTTACCACAAGTACCACAAAGCCTCCACCAATATCTCTGGTCAGACTGAGTAAATATCTTATCAATGCCTTCTCCCGGAACTAAAGGGTTACTCAGGTAAACTTCTTCTTTAACCCTTGAGTGTCCCATCCTGCCGCGAGCCTTAGCTATTACAGACTCATCCATAAGGTCAAGCTCGTCAAACTTAACCGAATCAACCGGAATACCACGCATCTTAGAGCTCTCGTTCTGGTCACTAACCTTCTGCGATAGTCTTGCTCCACGGAGATAAAGAAAGGACTCGCCAATCTTCTTCAATGAAGCCGTGTCAGTACCCTTGCCGCCAGACTTAACATATTGACCAATAGATGTCTTGTTAGCCACAATCAACGGATTAAACCTAGACTTACTAAACTCCTGCACATCGTCTGTAGTCGGGAACATATAAAGGTCGCCCTGCGGATGGAAGCCCATAATCATAGCATGAAGCGAGCGAAGAACCTCGATCTCTGTCCAACCGCCCTGTGTGGCCTTCATGTAGCATCTACGCCGAGCCTTGGAACTCATAGGCTCTTTCTGGTACTCGTGGTCTTTGAACGAGAACTTGCACGACTGGAGTTTGATGCCCCATTGGGACGCCCATACACCGGCGTTGACTTTTCTCAGCATTTCATTGGTAATCTTTGTCATTTGTGTCCGTACTTATCTCGGCCTGTCCATATCCATATATAAATCATAAGTATTAGTATTATACATCGTACCATATACCTCTCGGAGTTTAACTTTGTTCCATGTTATTGCCCCAGAGACATAAAAATACTCCAAGGGCAGGCATCCAACCAACAAAACACACAATCACCGATAAGCCTGATAAACTTAAAATAGCACCACATATCTTATTGATCTTCATTCTGCTTTCTCCTTAAAACCAAATGCCTTCAAGATTATATTATCAAATCTATTCTCTATCTTCCTAATCTCATCTTCGTCCGGTATGTCTCCCATGCACATCCGGCCAAGGATTACATTCTTCGTCAACACACAATCAGTCAAAGCCACCGCTTTCATGCCAGTATCAATGAAGTGCTGGGTAGGGTCTATCAGTTCTGCGACTTCCATTTTCTCATTTCTCCAAATCAAAAACTAATTACTCCCACAGAGGGGAAACGGGAGTTGCCTCTGCCGCCCCCTAGCCCTGTGAGAATATATTTTTACTCCACGAAGGCCAAAGTCCATTCTAAGGCAATCAATGGCGATTTATTCAACTTAGTATATATCTGCTACTGTTCGTAACCCTAGTAAAAACACTGAATCAACGCCACCGGGTCCCATGTGCCCCACGCCGGGCCGTGAATAAGAGCTAGTATTATCCTTGTTATCATACTACACCTCAAAGGTCTTGTTTCTGATGTCACCACAAATATTGGGCAGGGGCTTATGTATACATCCCCGCCCGGCCCCAATGGGGGCTTTGCCTTTGCCCATACCTGCCCTGCTTCGATTCTAAGCCATTTAATGTCTTAACCCTGCCCTGGGTAGGGTTGGAGTAGTTATTGCACTGGCGCGGCTGTCAGGTGCCTTCTCGGCTATGCTAGCTTTAATGCCTGCCTTGCCATGGCCTCAACCCGCTCCAAGTCTGCGGCTGGGATGTCTGCCGGTGCATCACTAGCCACTACCAGGTTGCTGCCGTGTAGCATACTGATACTGTTTAACTCACGGATTGCGCCGGTCCTGGCCGTTACCGCTGCTACATTCAAGGGCTGATCGAGGATTATAGCGTCGAGCATGGTGATATTCTCATTCAACAGATCAATGGCTATTTGCCGGTTATGGTCCAATATGGCCGCTGTTTCGGTCTTATACCCATTTATAGCCTGTTTTACGTTATATGCTGTTATATTGTTATGTCCCGATACTTTAGCTGATCTAGCCTCATATCCAGCCTTAATTGCGCTATTGGTTGCATTGTTGTACGTATCACTACCAGGATCAGCGTAGTATTGCACAAAGCTAGCTTGTTTGGCTGTTAGTGGTTTATCTGGCATTATGTCCTTGTGATTGTATTCACTTAGTTATTATTGCTGTTCGTGTTACATTATTATACATTTATTTTACGCTTGTATGTCTTGCGTTTATAGTAGTTTAGCGTATAGTGTGATTATTTAATCAATTTTATTGTTGACTATTGTTCAAGTTGTGGTAGTCTTTAGGTCGATAGTAATAGTAATTGAAACTTAATAACTTTTTGAAGGGTTAAATCATGGACATTAAAGAACGCAAGCAATTCAGGCTGTTAGGTATTGGCGATAAATTCGACTTTATCAACTCCAGCAATCCTTATGCAACCAGCTTTTTTCAGGTTTGTACCAAAATATCGGCCCGTAAATACCGGGATGAATCAGGTGTTGAGCATAAGATCGGCAGTATTAAATGCCCGGTCAACGTTTAACCGATAGTAATAACAGTTAACAATTACATTACTTTAATGAAGGGTTTGAATTATGAAGACATTACGAGACAAACTAGAAAGCTTTGATTTACCGTTTATCAGCATTGCAACCATTGAAGAGTGTGTAAACGCATTCGACAAGTATGATAAACTACCGCAGGCTACACTTGATTCGGTTCAGGTTATAGCCGATATGCACGATTTATTCTTTACCTTTGCACAAAAACGCAATAAAATGATATTACACGGCATTGGAAGACCGCATATTAGAGACGTTTACCTATTCCCCGACAATAAACTAGAAGAGTCTCAAAAATTCCTTAAGAATGCACCTCAATACCTATTAAACCCACTGGCGGACAATAAGCTTGTAAAATGGGAAGAGTAGTCAATCACCCAGCCAGCAACGGTTCGTGCCGGTTCGATTCCGGCAGTTGGCTTAATGTTAATCGAGTTTAACTGAAGGGTATTGTATTATGCGATCAACACAAAAAGACATTGCAAGGCTATACAGAGAAGTCAGGCAGGCAATCGGCGTTAAAACAAACCAGCAAGCAAGCGAACATATCGCCAAAGCTTTGAAGTATTACAAGCGTAAACTGTCCGGGCAGGGTATAAGCTGTATTATGCTGACACCTTATCGCGGCGGCTCATGGGCTTTATATGGCGTTTACAACAAGGACGGCAGCACAAGAGAATTAACTATGTATATGAGTACCGAGCAGATGTTAGATGTTCCCGTGATGAATTATAAGCGGTTTTTGGAATTAGCAGCTTAAAGTCCTCAGCTTTGCACCTGTTTCGGCGGGTGTTCTGCTGATGGCTTTATTGACTATAATTAGGTTTTACTTGAAGGGATAGGAAAATGAGCGATTTAATCGTAGGCTTAACTTGGCAACAGATCAAAGACGCCCAGCAAGGCAAAAACTACCGTCAGAGCGTTGATCTTACAAAAGCCGGTGATTATGGCGCAGATCCTCTTGGTAATGGATCGTTTAAAATGATCCCCTCCGGTGATGTTGTGGATCTTGCAGAAAGAAATTTAAGACTATCATAAAGGGTTGCTATTATGGGAAACGCAAGAAAAGGCTTTGAAATGGTAGCAAAAGGAATACGCAAGTCTGTTATGGCCGATGCTGTTCAGGTTTATTGGGAAAATGGCTATAATCAATGGCAAGACTTCCCGGGCGAATATTTCTTTCTGTTCAACCGCCAGACATGCGAGAAAGTGCGGTTGTATTATCGCATAAGCAAGGTTGTTGAGAACAGAAGATCCACAAAGAACCAGCCGCCGATAATTGCTTAAAACCCTCAGCCAGGTGTTCTGCTAATGGCTTTATAAATCGAGTTTTATTGAAGGGGTAGTATAATGGCAAACAAAGGCAGGCAAGCAATCGCCAAAGCTACAAAGTAATATCTCACCCTGGCCGCCGATGTTTGGGCGTATTGCTTTCGATAGTAAGTCAGGGCTTATCCGGCGATTATGCCGGTGTAATGAAGGGAAAGAACATGCTTACAGAAGCTACAAGAACCGCAAGAGAAGTATTCAGTGTGTGCCGTAATGAGATCGGCCTAACCTTTAACGGCGAATCTGCCACCGAGTTAAATGGAAATATGGAGTGCAACTCTGATTTCACTGTCGAAATAGACGGCGGCGAGTATCGCTTTATTTCCGAGGATGTTATTCGGGATATTGCTCAAGAGGAAATCTCCGATTTAGTTCAGGAATGCTACCTTGGCGGCCAAAAAGAACTGCCTTGGTGGATTGAAATCGACTGGAATAAAACCGTCCAAAATTGCATTGACGCAGACGGCTACGGCCACCACTTCAGCGGCTACGATGGTAACGAATACGAAGTGGCCGTTGATAGTATTATCGAGTGGTATGTATTCAGGACTAACTAACGACCCTTCAACGCCTCATTCCTGCCGTATGCTGCGGTGGGTTTGGGGCATTATATGAGGTGATATTATGACTTATCGAGAAGCAAGGGCAGTTTGTATAATAATAGCCGTGATCTATTTTATTTGGAGCTAGAACTATGAAATTCTTACTCATCACCAAAGCCGGCGTGGTACTGGACTGGACCTATGACATTGACGAAGTAGAGCAGTGGCAGAAGGCCTGCAAGACAGCACCGGAATATGAAGTTAAATCTGTTGTTACTGAGAGGATAGGATAATGGCTGATAAATGCAAAACCTGCAAGGGCGAAGGCTGGATAGCTCAAATTGTAGGCACAAATAGAATCCAGATAATGAAATGCGATACTTGCAACGCCTTTCCCTGCGATTACGCCGCTGTCGGGTATGTTGTTGTAGAATTGGCAGAAGCAAGGAATAAGGCCGAGGCTTATCCGGGGCTTGTAGAGAAATCACAGCTATTTGATGAGCTTGTTGTGGCTTACCGCAAGAAATTCGCAATCAATGACAATGCCGTTAGCTTGATGGTGCTTGTGGATGAATTTGCTACTCTCGCCCTGAAAGCCGAAGGTGAGAAATGAAACGATGTAAGGATTGTAAGTATATTCTATGGATAAGTTCAAAATATTGCTATTGGTGTTCTGCGACCCGTAAGTATGTCAGCCCCGAAGAAACAAACTTAGTCTATCCGTGCGGTAGCTACACCCGCAAGTGGTGGCTCTTCTGGAGGTCAAAATGATAATACCAACCGATAAAGAGATCAAAGAGTTCATCCGGCAGCGTATCAGGGTCAAGAAGCTGTCTGTGGCTCGCTTAGAACGACTTTCGGAGTTCTACGGGCTAAGACTGTACCTTGATACTCCTGGGCGATCTGCGTCGATCAAGAACGTGCTGGCAGTGTTGCTGGTGTTAAATGAAGTTTAACTTTTAGAAAGGATTTATGATGTTGATATACAAATTTGTTTGTGATAAATGCCGCACATCAACAGAAGAAAGCAGGCAAACTACGCCGAAAGACTGGACGTTCTTCAACTACAACAAAAGGCATTCCACTTTCAGCCGAGGAGTTTCGTGCTATTTTTGCCAAAAATGCAGCATCGACCTAAATTTAGCCGAACTTAAAGACGTGGACGAATACTCACCCAATGCCGCTGAGCAACTGGCCAACCTTATCGTGGAAATAGCCCAAAGCGCAATTCCTGTTTTGTAACACGTATTCACTGCACTTTGCCCCTGGCCTAGTCCCACCTAGACCGGGGGTACTTTTTTAACGTCACTTGGACGCACTACACGCTATTAGACTCAAATTCGAGAGCTTTACTGCTGTTCAAAAACAATTATTGATACAACCCCGCTCAACCTCTTCAGCAAGCACTTCTGCCCATGCCTGCTCGGCCTTGTCGGGGTTTTGTTTCATGTATTCGATTATCTGGTTGTCGGTCATTTTAAACCTTGAATCTTGCTATCACACGCATCAGCCACATCACAGGCCAAGTCCCTGAACTGCTCTAGCTTAGCCATGAGCTTCCGGGGTGTTGCAACCTCAGCATCAGACTTTAAAAAGGTGAATGATAGTTGTAAGGCTGATACTGCTTCGACTATCTGGTCTATGTTCTGCATGATGCATTGCTGGCCTTATGTTAGTGTTGCGCCTTTATACTGACCCGGTAATGGGAGATAGGTGGATTTCCCCCTAATTAAAGGAGGAAATTGTTAAAATTGACCCGTATAAAGGTCGACCGTATCAATCCCCGCGTATTGCTCACCATACTATGCCCAAAATACGCTCGGCGGTGGCCTGACTTAGCAGTGCGGGATGTGACCAGTCAGGTCTTTGTGTGGAAACGGCCTTATTTCGCCGTCAGTGTCTCCTGTTTGCCCCTGAGAGCCTACATAGTACAGGTACTACTCTGAATCAATTATATAAAAGTGTAAAGCTGGAGTCGAACCCGCTTCATCGTCATAAATAGCTCCCGCACTACAAGCTCTCTATAACCGTGCTCCGATTGCACACGTATACACCGTATTAACTTGTCTAAAACGACTTCTGGCCGTGTCTCGATACTTTAGTACCTCGGTGATTCCCGCAGGTAACCAGATACACCTATTTTAGCCGCTTTAAGCATTATTCTATTGTAAAAGGCTTATCCGCGATGTAGCTGGCCTGACTACACATTTATCGCTCGACGGCGACCGTTCTTTTGCTGCTCACCTTGAGGACAGTCACCTCGCTGGCTGCGACCTGTTAAACTACGCTCAAAACCCTAACTGTTATTCTATTTTAAAGCCCACAGCAGTATAACACCGAATACCACAGGCTCACCCCGCTCGGCTGCGGGAACTGGGCAACTAGCTCTTTACATGGTTCATGGTTTAGCCTTGCCCTAATTTCTTCATCTCTCTTTTAGCTTTTCTCACCACCAGGCACACCGTAGAAAGTGAACAGCCAACAATCTTGGCCACGTCACGGTATGTTCTGCCATATAGAAGTACCCACTTTAGGATTTCTTGATACCGTGTTTTTTGCATTTCCACGTAAATATCGAATATTTCTCTGGCATCTGCTATATCCTCGTGGTTTAGCGTGTGATCTATGACTCCATAGGCGAACTCGTATGCTGGTAGAGGGTTTGCAATCCTCTTTTTGGTGAGTTGCGTGCTTTGCTTGACCCGCTTCTTGTCATGCGTCCCGCCGGTGATTTTTGTGTGGTAGTTAAGAATTGCGTACTTAGCCGTGGTGAATACATGCTCAATCGGGCAGGTCATCACGTACCCGTTCTGGGCTATGAACACCTCGGCTACTAATTCGTCCACGTTCTCGTTATCCCACCGCATGTCGATTGTGATCTTGTAAACCATCCTGACTCTATCATTCATAAGCTTCCTTTCAGCATTATTATACCACGGATTTAGCCGGTTACAAGAAAAACTTTGCATTTATTGAGAATTATTTTATTTTTTACTGGACAACATCCGATAAGGGTGTATATTGTAAGAGAGAAAGGAATTTGATTATGGCCATGAATGAAGAAGAACGGAAAGCGGCAAAAAAGGTGTCTCAGGAAAAGTACATGTCCAACCCCGACGCCAAAAAGAAAAGAGCCGCCTATAAGATAAAATACCGTCGCGAGAACAAAGAGAAAATAGCCGCTTATAAATCAATGCACCAGAAAGTTAATATGGATGCGTATTTGGCTGCAACGGCAAGACACCGCGATAAACACCCCGATAGGGTGAAACGTCAACAAAGGGCTTCCGTTGATAGGCGGAGGGACGAAATCAATATTAAGCGAAAGATAGACAAAAAAGAGTTGGTTGACTTTTACGTTAGGCAGCGACTAACAGCAAATTCTACCCTCGCCGCCAAACATATACCCCAATGGCTAATAGACCTAAAACGTGAACATATTAAAATAACCCGAATACTAAGAGAAAGGAAGCAAAATGAACAACATCCACGAACTAACTAAAAGAGCATCAGAGGTAGCAGAGGGACTGCTTGACGGCAGCGTTGACGTCAAAACCGCCGCCGAGTTTAATAACACCTGCGGCAAGATCATAAACGCCCAGAAAGTGTTATTGGCGGCGGCAGTAATCCAGCAACAGATACCAGACCTGTCAATGCCGTATCTGGAGCAGACCAAGGCACTGGCCTAACCCCAACCCGCCGCAGGCCGCAGATTAGTCCTGTTTCGATGCAGGGGCGGGCTTAACTTAAACAGAAAGGAAGATTATGACATTAGACAAAACATGGGAAGAATGCTTGCGGATGTGGAAGTGGGTGAGTGAGAATTACGAGAAGTATTCTAACGTCCATCGTGCTAAAGGGGCGTGGCTTGTCGATAATGGCTACCCTGAACTGATACATGGCTCTGCGTGCTTCTTTTGCTTGTACACAGACCCTTGCTGTGGTTGTCCGGCAAGGCAAGTGGACGATGACTTCCACTGCGTGAATAGCGAGGGCTATGATTATCTAGCAGAGCCCAAAGCCTTCTACGCCAAACTCGTCGAACTGGACAAGAAACGGAGGGCGAAATGATTAAGATCGGCCAGTGCTTCAAGGCATACGACAAAGACCCCCACAACGGCATGGGCGAGTCCCTGCCGCGCCAAGCAGCCTTTGACCGCGTATTTACCTGCGACCACATTAAGACCGTCAGGGCGGGGCTGATGACGTGTGCGGGGGATTATGAGTTTTCGGACAAGAAGTTCACTTTTGAAAGGGTAGGATTATGAGAATATACGAAGTGACAGACTCGGATATAATATTTGAGTGTACTTGCCGAAAGCATGAGTCGTGGTTCAAGATGGAAAGGGACGGCAAGAACCGCATATTCGTTGACAAGGCCGCAATGTGCTGTGAAATCAGCTTAACTAAAAACGATGTTCGGTGCTTAAAGGAGTGGCTAAATGAACTTTAAACGAACCGAGCCGCACGTATGCCAGCGTTGCGGGCTGTGCTGTAAGGGTCGGGGCGATATGGCTTTCGACTTCGACAACTTAGAGTCTGAATACGAAGACGATTGCACCGCCCTTGATGCTGATGGCAAAACCTGCCGCATGTACAGCGAAAGGCGCGACTTCTGTATTGAATACCCTTGGGACGAGTGGTGCGAGCGTGAGTTAAAAGAAATGGGCTTGTGGGAAGCTTACTTGGCCTAAATAATAATTCCACCTCGGTTACTTGACTCGGCCTAAATCCAGTGTATACTTTGAGTAGAAAGGGACTATTATGAAAGCACAAAACAATTTAGCATACTGGAAAAGTCGGCTTATCAGCGCACAGGCCATGCAGGGGTGCTTTCCTTGCAAGCCGAACAAAGAAAACGAGCAAATGTGCGCTATACAGGTCGAGAAACTGGAACGAATTGCATTTGGAAAGGCAAAACATGAACTGGATTAACGCAATCAAGGAACTGGACAATGTAATCACAAAGTGGCTGCTCATCGCAATCATCGGGCTTATGATGTTCTTGGCGCAGGGCTGTGGCATGGTGCAAGGCATCGGCCAAGACGTTCAGTGGATGGGCAAGGCTGGCGAGGCCGCCATTATCCGCTACGGAGAGTCGCTGCAAGAGTAACCACGGGCTAGGCCACGGAAGGCCGTATTAGCCCCACTGGTCGGCCATTGCGTCGGCTATGCCTTGGTACGTCACTGATCTCAGTTTCGACCTCTCTGGGCCAGGCGTCATCTTATGTATCCTGGCTTCTCTGCCGTCAACGATGTTTGTCGGGACTAACATTAGAAGCCCTTTGAGCCATAAGCAAGTAGCCTTTGTCTCGCCATGCCCGAATTGCCAAGGCTGGATTATCTGGTCGTACTTCCTGCCGATGCCCTGAACAGCGTATTTGTGCGGTATCGGATTCTCGACTGCTATCTTAGGGCAATCGGCTTCCAGTATAGACTTAAAGAACCTGCACGCACTTTGCATCTCACCCACCCTGCCAGGAATCTCCCCTAGCCATCGAACACCAGAGTTACACAAAAAAGTACACGGTGGATGGGCAATTATCAAGTCCCAATCCCTTTGTAATAAGTCTAACACGTCCCATCGTATGTGATAGGACTTAAATTCACCCTCACCTGGCAACAGGTCGCAGCTATAAGCATCATGCCCTTTCTTAATAAACGCATCCCTAACCCTGCCACTAAATTCACACGCTACCAATACTTTCATTATTCACCTTTCTGGTTTATTGCCAACCATACCTTACAATATGTGCCTGAAACTGTCAATTATCGACACTATCGTATAATTGCCTGTTTTCCTAAATAGGAAAATACTACATATATATGTATTTCTGCCATCACATTACCATAATTACATAGTAAACCACACCCAAAGGGTATAATCACACCCACTTTCAGTGCGGTCATGCACATAATCAAGGGCTGTTTCGTGCTTTTATACCCTATCTCGCCTATTATGACGAGTTGTTGCATATTTTGCAACAGTTGTATGGCAATTATACCTTGATTTCAGTCCCGCACGGCAGCACGGCTTGCCCCTTGTCAATCAATACCGGATACATCGTGAAACTATCTCTGCCGATATAGGCCACCCAGAACCCATGCACCCACTGTGTCGGGGATTTGTCATGCTTATACATAGGCTTTCTCTGGCACAGACATCCAGCAGACATGGCTTGTATTGAATCACCATTCCAGTAATCGCCAGCAACATCCATCTGCATCCTATGGGTGTGGTGGAATATTAGCGATTTAGTCTTAGTCAGGTCAAGGTGCTTGCCAGCAGCGTGTCTGCAATAAGACCACCCGTGAACACAGTTTAGCTTGTCGTGGAGCTTAATGGGCATTCCGTACTCTGGCATCCAAATAAACCTAGCCCTGTCCTTGGCGAAGTGTTCCTTTAGCGACACAAGGCTGTGTATTGCCTGGCTCTTAGCCCCGCCCCGCACAGCCCACCTCTCAATCCATGCGTCATGGTTGCCCTGTTGGAACACGGTAAGC